CATCGTCTGCTGGATAATGGCGATCTTCTCCTGAGGAGTTTTACGTTTACGGACTTCTTGCCCTAACAGGATCCCGGTCATCTCAAAATTGGTGTTAGTGTTAGACATATATTCAAGCCTATCTCTTATCTGGAGATACAGCTACTGTCTGGTGTTTCAGGGGGCTACATCATGAGTAAGTTTTTATGTTTCTTCGTATTATTCCTGGTGGGATGTCAGGGGCCAAAACAACAAACATTAACACCAAAGCAGAGACAGGAGTTCCCCATAATCAATCAATGGGCTGTAAAATTTAAAGAGGCAGTTGAAAGTAGATTTCCATATGCCAGTAGATATGTCGGAGATACATGCACTATCCGTGTTCATCAGCCGAAAGGAACAAATAAAATCACCAATATGCATGTAGTAGAAGGGAACCCGGAATTGTGTAAAGCGGCAGTTAAAGCTATACAGACCGCCAGTGATGATGGTTTATTACCCCTTACGCCGGAGCTTATCGGTGAGGAGTTTCCGTTGGATTTCAAACCATAGACGCGTCTCAGAACCACTATAACTTTTGTATTGCCTTCGCCATCGCAATACAGCAGACATTCACGGAGTGCCTGTGATAATGCTTTCAGAAGAGTATACGCTGCCTTATCATACAGTTTTTATAACTGTATGATAAGGATGCTTATGTTGTATTTTCTAGTGTGGGAGATTTACTCCGCTGATTGGATTTTAGTAAAGAAGGGGAATGTCTTCCTTCGATTAGAAGAGGGGCAGGATATAGACTCTCAGGTTTTGTTAACTGAGATGGGTATTGCTGAAGCAAACAACGTCAGCCGTCGCCAGTGTGTTGTTACCTCAATCCAGCCAATCCAAAAACTCGAAGCATAACTTTATCCTCATTGGCCACTGGCATCCGCTGGTGGCATTTTTAATGCGCATCGCACGCGCATATCAAAGAAAGTCTTGCAGCTGTGAGCCTGGGCAAACCGTTAACTTTCGGCGGCTTTGCCGTGCATTAGAGCTTTACTAAACAGCATTCAGTATTATCCTAATAGCTCTTTAATAAAAGGAGTTAGGCTTATGAGAATCCTCTGGGCTATTTGTGTTGTTTTCGGGGCTATTGGTTTTGTTCAAGGTATCGTTGGGGTTTTCGGCGCTGTCAGCGCACCTCAGCAAGCAGCAGGAGCAGCCATGGGAGTTGCCTGGGCAGTAATTCCTTACTGCATTGTCCGAGCCATACAGCAGATGCGGCCGCAGGAAGTAGTGATTAAAAAAGAAGATTGATTGTCATTATCCATATCAAACCAAGCCTCGCGTTAGCGGGGCTTTTTAATGTACATCGTACGTGCAGATCGAAGAAGGTCTTTCAGATGTGAGCCTGCCACTGCGGCGAAGCCGCGCTGCATGATATGACCTACATTCATTAATGCAAAACAGACGTTTAGATGTCTAAATGATTGTTGATGAATGCATGTAAATGATAATCAATGTCATTATGGGTCCTTTCCGCCAATCCGCCTTGTTACGGGGCGGCGACCTCGCAGGTTCTCGCTATTTATGAAAATTTTCAGGATTGCGCCTTTTCCGTTCTTCTTCTTGCTAAGTATCTGTCTTTGCTGGGTATAACCCACCACAAGAAAGGAAGTGTTAAAACCTGGTAATAGTCATTTTACTCGGCATGGTTTCCTTACTATGTGTTTCGCCTGGAGTTCGTCATGGAGATCAATAAAAAACGCCTTTCAGAGATTTTTGGAGTCAGCATCCGCACGATCCAGAACTGGCAGGATCAGGGAATGCCAGTTGCGCGCGGTGGTGGAAAAGGTAATGAAGTGCTTTATGACGCTGCCGCCGTAATCGAATGGTATTCCGCCCGTGACGCAGCGATTGAAAACGAAAAGCTGCGCAAAGAGGTTGAACAGCTGAGAGTTGATTCAGAATCAGACCTTGTGCCTGGCACGATTGATTATGAGCGGCATAGGCTTACCCGAGCCCAGGCTGATGCTCAGGAACTAAAAAATGCAAAAGAGTCCGCTGAGGTGGTGGAGACCGCATTCTGCACGTTCGTGCTGTCGCGGATAGCCGGAGAAATTGCCAGTATCCTTGATGGAATACCTCTGTCGGTTCAGCGGCGCTTTCCGGAACTGGAAAATCGACATATTGATTTCCTCAAGAAGGACATCATAAAAGCCATGAACAAAGCAGCTGCGCTGGATGAAATGATACCGGGGTTGCTGAGTGAATATATCGAACAGTCAGGTTAAGGGGCTACAGCACTCCGCGCGCTCGGGGCTCCGTTCGTTGTACCGGCCAGAACCGCAAACGGCGGTTGAGTGGGCAGACGAAAATTATTACCTTCCAAAAGAGTCTGCTTATCAGGAAGGGCGCTGGGAAACGCTGCCGTTTCAGCGTGCGATAATGAATGCGATGGGTAATGACTATATCCGCGAGGTCAATGTCGTTAAGTCTGCCCGAGTAGGCTATTCAAAAATGCTGCTCGGCGTGTATGCGTATTTCATCCAGCATAAACAGCGTAACTCGCTTATCTGGTTACCTACCGACGGTGATGCAGAAAACTTCATGAAATCCCATGTCGAACCGACAATCCGGGACATCCCCTCACTGCTGGCGCTGGCGCCCTGGTACGGTAAAAAGCATCGGGACAACACGTTGAATATGAAACGTTTCTCGAATGGGCGAGGTTTCTGGTGCCTCGGTGGTAAAGCTGCAAAAAACTACCGTGAAAAATCTGTTGATGTGGCGGGTTATGACGAGCTGGCGGCATTTGACGATGATATCGAGAAAGAGGGCTCTCCAACGTTCCTGGGGGATAAACGTATTGAAGGGTCGGTCTGGCCTAAATCGATACGAGGATCCACACCCAAAATTAAAGGGACATGCCAGATTGAACGTGCCGCCAAGGAGTCTGAGCATTTCTTGCGCTTCTATGTTCCCTGCCCACATTGTGGGGAGGAGCAGTTCCTTAAATTCGGCGATAAAGAGACGCCATTCGGGTTCAAATGGACGCCGGGCGATCCTGCCAGCGTTATATATCTGTGTGAACACAATGCCTGCGTAATTAAACAGCAGGAGCTCGATTTTTCGCAGGCGCGGTACATCTGTGATGAAACCGGGATCTGGACGCGAGACGGACTTTGCTGGTTTTCATCATCGGGTGCCGAAATTGATCCGCCTGACAGCGTAACCTTTCATATCTGGACGGCCTATAGCCCCTTCACAACCTGGGTGCAAATCGTCAAGGACTGGATCAAGACCAAAGGGGACACGGGAAAGCGTAAGACGTTCGTCAACACAACGCTTGGTGAAACGTGGGAGCCTAAAATTGGTGAGCGTCCTGATGCTGAGGTGATGGCCGAACGTATTGAGCACTTCTGTGCCAGGGTGCCGGAGCGCGTGGCCTACCTTACTGCCGGTATTGACTCCCAGCTTGACCGTTACGAAATGCGTGTCTGGGGCTGGGGGCCTGGTGAGGAAAGCTGGCTTATCGACAAAATTATCATTATGGGGCGACATGATGATGAATCCACGCTTCTGAGGTTGGATGAGGCGATCAACAAAACCTATCCGAGGCCTAACGGCGTTGAGATGCTTATTTCCCGCATCTGCTGGGATATCGGTGGCATAGACCCAACGATTGTTTATAACCGCTCGAAAAAGCATGGTCTGTTTCGTGTCATCCCCGTTAAAGGCGCATCTGTCTACGGCAAGCCCGTGGCGAATATGCCTCGTAAGCGTAACAAGAACGGCGTTTATCTCACTGAGGTAGGAACAGACACCGCGAAAGAGCAAATTTATAACCGTTTCACGCTGGTGGCAGAAGGCGACGAACCGCTGGCGGGAGCGGTTCACTTCCCTAATAACCCTGAAATATATGATTTAGCTGAGGCTCAGCAGCTTACGGCTGAAGAGCAGGTTGAGAAGTGGGTAGACGGGAAGAAAAAAATCGTCTGGGACAGTAAAAAACGACGAAATGAGGCGCTTGACTGTTTTGTCTATGCACTTGCAGCTCTGCGGATAAGTATCTCCCGCTGGCAGCTGGATCTGGATTCTCTTCTGGCCAGCTTACGGGAAGAAGACACTGGCCGTAAAAATAATACATCTCTGGCGGATTATGCCAGAGCATTAGCGGGAGATGAATAATGGCAACACAGGCTGAACTGGATGCCGCGCGCGCAGCGTTACATGATCTGATGATGGGAAAACGGGTTGCGACGGTACAGAAAGACGGTCGAAGGGTGGAATTTACGGCGACGTCAGTCAGCGATCTGAAAAAGTACATCGCCGATCTAGAGTCACAGGTCGGTACCTCTTCACGACGCCGCGGGCCGGCAAGGTTCTACGCATGAAAACTCCTTCTTTAGTTGGCCCCGACGGGAAAACCTCCCTGAGGGAATATGCAGGCTATCACGCCGGTGGCGGCGGATTCGGTGGGCAGCTAAATGCCTGGAATCCCCAGAGTGAAAGTGCCGACGCCGCACTTCTGCCGAATTTCGCCCGGGGGAATGCCCGTGCTGATGATCTGGTCCGTAACAATGGTTATGCGGCAAACGCCGTACAGCTTCACCAAGATCACATCGTCGGGTCTTTTTTCAGACTGAGTTACTGCCCGAGCTGGCGTTATCTCGGCATTAAAGAAGAGGAAAGCCGAGCATTTGCCAGGGAGGTGGAGGCCGCCTGGTATGAATATGCGGAGGATGACTTTTGCGGGATTGATGCCGAGCGCAAGCGTACCTTTACGATGATGATCCGTGAAGGCGTTGCGACGCACGCTTTTAACGGTGAACTGTGCGTCCAGCCCACCTGGGACAGTGATTCATCGCGACTTTTTCGCACGCAATTTAAAATGGTTAGTCCAAAACGCGTGAGTAATCCCGGTAATACAGGTGACACGCGTAACTGCCGCGCGGGTGTCAAAATCAGTGATAGCGGCGCAGCGCTGGGGTACTACGTCAGTGAAGACAGCTATCCTGGCTGGATGTCGCAAAAATGGACCTATATACCACGGGAACTGCCGGGCGGAAGGCCATCATTCATCCATATTTTTGAACCGCTTGAGGATGGACAGACCCGCGGCGCAAACGTGTTTTACAGCGTGATGGAGCAGATGAAAATGCTCGACACACTGCAAAATACTCAGCTCCAGAGCGCAATTGTAAAGGCGATGTATGCGGCGACAATCGAGAGCGAGCTTGATACCGATACGGCGATGGACTTTATCCTCGGCGCGGATAGTAAGCAGCAAAATAAGCTGACGGGCTGGCTTGGCGAAATGGCAGCATACTACGCTGCAGCGCCGGTTCGCCTCGGTGGCGCGAAAGTGCCTCATCTTATGCCGGGCGATTCCCTGAACCTTCAGTCAGCACAGGATACCGATAACGGTTATTCCACCTTTGAACAATCACTCCTGCGCTATATTTCGGCCGGTCTTGGTGTTTCGTATGAGCAGCTTTCCCGTAACTACTCTCAGATGAGCTATTCGACGGCGCGCGCCAGTGCCAATGAATCCTGGGCGTTCTTTATGGGGCGTCGCAAGTTTGTCGCGGCCCGGCAAGCCTGCCAGATGTTCGTCTGCTGGCTCGAAGAGGCGATTGCGCGCCGGGTTGTCACGCTCCCCTCCAAAGCCAGGTTTAGCTTCCAGGAGGCGAGAACTGCCTGGGGTAACGCCAACTGGATTGGCTCGGGGCGCATGGCTATTGATGGGCTGAAGGAGGTGCAGGAGGCCGTGATGCTGATTGAGGCTGGTCTCAGCACATATGAGAAGGAGTGTGCCAAACGCGGAGATGACTATCAGGAAATATTTTCTCAGCAGGTACGTGAAACTATGGAGCGCCGGAGCGCGGGACTTAAACCTCCGGCATGGGCGGCTGCTGCATTTGAATCTGGGCTGAAAAAATCAAACGAGGAGGTAAAAGATGACGCCAGAGCTGCGTAATCTCCCGCATATTGCCAGCATGGCCTTCAATGAGCCGCTGATGCTTGAACCCGCCTACGCGCGGGTTTTCTTTTGCGCGCTGGCAGGCCAGCTGGGTATCACCCGACTGACTGATTCCGCTTCTGGCGTCTCGCTCGGCGCTGAACAAATTGCAGAGCCGCTGGCGCTGTTTGGCGATGACGAGGATATGGGGCCCCGGCCAGCGCGGAGCTATCAGGTAACAAACGGGATCGCGGTGCTGCCCGTTTCCGGGACGCTGGTCAGCAAAACCCGGTCACTGCAGCCTTATTCCGGTATGACGGGCTATAACGGGGTCATTGCCCGACTGCAGCAGGCAATGAGTGATCCCGGCGTAGACGGTATTCTGCTGGATATGGACACACCGGGCGGGATGGTGTCCGGGGCTTTCGATTGTGCCGACATTATTGCCCGGATGCGGGATATCAAGCCCGTTTGGGCGCTGGCAAATGATATGAACTGCAGCGCAGGGCAGCTAATTGCCAGTTCTGCATCGCGACGGCTTGTCACGCAAACGGCCAGAACCGGCTCCATCGGCGTCATGATGGCGCACAGTAATTATGGCGCTGCGCTGAAAACTAACGGCGTTGAGGTCACGCTGATATATAGCGGCGATCATAAAGTCGACGGCAATCCCTACGAAAAACTACCAAAGGACGTTCGCGCTGATTTTCAGACGCGCATCGATGCCACTCGTCAGATGTTTGCCGAAAAGGTTTCCGCTTATACCGGAATGTCAGTGCAGGCCGTACTGGACACCGAAGCGGCCGTCTTCTCAGGTCAGGAGTCCGTGGATAACGGTCTGGCGGATGAACTTGTTAACAATACCGACGCGCTCAGCGTGATGCGTGAAGCACTCGACAGACGCAAAAAAACAACCACTGGAGGAACTATGCCATCACCTTCTGCATCTGCAGCGACCAATCAGCCAACTGACCAGGCAGCAACACAGACGACTGCACCGGCTGAGCAGGTCACCACCGTTGACACAACAACTGCTGCCTTAACGGCCCCGGCAGACCTCAGCGCTCAGGTATCGGCAGCCGTAGCCGCCGAGAATGGTCGCATCATGGGTATTCTGAACTGCGAAGAGGCAAAAGGTCGTGAATCACAGGCTCGTGCGCTGGCAGAAACGCCGGGCATGACGGTCGAGAGTGCACAGCGCATTCTGGCCGCGGCGCCGCAAAGCGCCCAGGCGCGTACCGATACGGCGCTGGATCGCCTGATGGAAACCGCACCAGGCGCTCTTTCAGCAGGGAATGCCTCTGCTGAAGCCGGCGACGATTTGTTAAACACCCCCGTTTAAGAGGCTAACATGGCAATCACCGAAGTATTTACTCATCACCAGCCGCTCGGTAACAGCGATCCGGCACACACCGCGTATGCACCGGGCGAACTGACAGGATCCACCCCGGAAATGACCCCGCTCATGCTCGATGCTACGTCCGGCAAGCTAACCGTCTGGGACGGCGAGCATGCAGGTGCAGCAACCGGCATTCTGGCGGTTACCGCTGACCAGAGCAGTGCTGAACTGGCATTCTATAAATCCGGTTCTTTCCGCATCGAAGATGTGCTCTGGCCATCTGCCGTTACCGACGAAAATATCAAGCGTAACGCGTTCGCCGGTACTGCGATCAGCATCGTTTAATCACCCTCAACTTTCATAAAAGCCGCTTATGCGGCTTTTTTTACGGGAAAAATCTATGTCAGTTTACACAACAGCCCAGCTTCTGGCGGTCAATGAGAAGAAATTCAAGTTCGATCCGCTCTTCCTGCGTATCTTCTTTCGCGAAACTTATCCCTTCAGTACAGAAAAAGTCTACCTGTCGCAAATTCCGGGCATGGTCAATATGGCGCTGTACGTATCGCCGATTGTCTCCGGGAAAGTGATTCGGTCCCGTGGTGGCAGCACGTCGGAATTTACGCCGGGGTATGTGAAGCCAAAACACGAAGTGAATCCGCTGATGACCCTCCGCCGCCTGCCTGATGAAGATCCACAGAATCTGGCCGACCCTGCCTATCGCCGCCGACGCATCATTCTTCAGAACATGAAAGATGAAGAGCTGGCAATTGCGCAGGTAGAAGAAAAGCAGGCCGTTGCTGCAGTCCTCAGTGGTAAATACACAATGACCGGGGAAGCGTTTGAGCCGGTTGAAGTTGATATGGGACGCAGTGCCAGTAACAACATCACCCAGGCGGGTGCAGCTGCCTGGTCTTCTCGCGACAAAAAAACGTACGACCCGACCGATGATATTGAAGCGTACGCGCTTAACGCCAGCGGTGTGGTCAACATTATCGTCTTCGATCCAAAGGGCTGGGCGCTGTTTCGCTCCTTTGACGCGGTGAAGGAAAAGCTGGATACGCGTCGCGGTTCAAGCTCTGAGCTCGAAACCGCCGTAAAAGACCTGGGAATGGCCGTCTCATATAAGGGGATGTATGGCGACGTTGCCATCGTTGTGTACTCCGGTCAGTACATCGAGGATGACGTCAAAAAGAACTACCTGCCGGATCTGACAATGGTGCTGGGAAATACCCAGGCGCGCGGTCTGCGTACCTATGGCTGCATTCTGGATGCAGATGCACAGCGCGAAGGCATTAATGCTTCAACGCGCTATCCGAAAAACTGGGTGCAAACGGGCGACCCGGCTCGCGAGTTCACCATGATTCAGTCAGCTCCGCTGATGCTGCTGCCAGATCCGGACGCGTTCGTTTCAGTCAAGCTGGCATAACTTTCCCCAGTGGCCCTGTTGGGCCACATTTCTGGAGTATTTCCCATGACAGAAAAAGAAACCCTTATCGCCCGACTGAAAGAGCTGGGCGTAAAGCTTGATCGTGAGGTCAACGTCACAGGCACCATCCAGGAGCTTACGTTACGTATTTCTGAGCTCGAAGAGGAACTCGACGAAGACGGAGAAGAGGGCGATGAGGTGTCAGTTGCCAGCACTACTGCTATCAGCACTTCGGGCCAGCCCGGCCCAGAGAACACCTCTGGCTCTATTAACGAGAATCCTGCGTCAAATGAGCCCGGCGAGCTGGTGGCGGTTGAGACACTGGTGACCTTGCACATTGATGCACTTCACGCCACACGCAACGAGTCCCTCTCTATTGTTGAGCCTGGTGTCGTTATTCGCTTAACCGACGCGGAGGCTACCGGACTGATTTCTCAGGGGCTGGCCCGGGAAGTCTGACAGGGGGCCTAATGGCTGATTTCGATAATCTTTTTGATGAAGCGATGGCGCGCGCGGATACCACTATACGTGGAGTGATGGGAGCAGAGGCAAGGATAACCTCTGGCTCTTTATCCGGCGTCACGCTCCGCGGGGTCTTTGACGATCCAGAGAACATCGGTTTCGCAGAAGCGGGGATCAGAATTGACGGAACCAGGCCGACGTTTTTTGTCAACTCATCGGATGTGAGCGGGCTGGAACGGCTGGACACGCTGAAGGTAAACGGGCGTGAATTTTGGGTTGATCGCGTGGGCCCGGATGATTGCGGTTCCTGCCATGTATGGCTGGGTAGTGGATCACCTCCCGGCGGATCGCGGCGTCGTTAAGGAGCATTCATGTCGATAAAAGGTCTTGAGCAGGCGATTGCTAACCTGGATAGCCTGGACAGAAATATGGTTCCCAATGCCAGCGCATGGGCTGTGAACCGGGTTGCTGCTAATGGCGTCTCGGTTGCCGTCCGAAGAGTGGCGAAAAAAACGGTAGCCGGTGATAACCGCGTTTCGGGGATACCTGTAAAGCTGGTCAGACAAAGGGTGAGAATCAACAAAGCCTCGGCGTCAGGGCACTCAGCCGCCCGAATTAAGGTTAACCGGGGCAACCTTCCCGCCATCAAACTCGGTGCCGCGCAGGTCAGGGCTACGAACCGAAAAGGCCCGCTGGTTCGAAAAAGTAGCGTGCTGAGAATTGGCCGTTATGTTTTTCGCGACGCCTTTATTCAGCGCCTGGCGAACGGCCGCTGGCACGTCATGAAGCGCATTGCAGGAAAAAGTCGTTATCCCATCGACGTGGTCAAAATCCCATTGTCCGCGCCCCTCACTACTGCTTTCGAAGCAGAGAAGAAACGCATGCTTGAAGAGGAAATGCCAAAACAACTTGGCTATGCCCTCAGGCAACAACTGAGGTTGCATCTGACACGATGAAACACACTCTCATTCGCCAGAAAATTATTGATGTGCTTGAAGAGGCCATCGGGATCGACGTCATGTTTTTTGACGGGCGTCCGGCTGTCATTGAGGAGGAGGATTTTCCTGCCGTCGCGGTCTATCTGACCGATGCGGAGTATACCGGCGAAGAACTTGATGCCGATATGTGGGCGGCAACGTTACATATCGAGGTCTTCCTGTCCTCGCAGGTACCAGATTCCGAACTGGATGAATGGATGGAAAGCCATATTTATCCGGCCCTCGCTGATGTTCCCGGCCTCGATTCACTGTTAACGCTCATGGTTCCACAAGGCTTCGATTACCAGCGCGATGATGCGATGGGGCTGTGGACCTCCGCCGATATGAAATATTCAATCACTTACGAAATGTGAGGAAAACATGCCAACACCAAATCCACTTGCTCCTGTAAAAGGCGCCGGTACCACCCTCTGGCTTTACACCGGAACGGGCAACGCTTTCGCTAACCCACTCTCTGATATCGACTGGAATCGCCTGGCGAAAATCAAAGAACTTACGCCGGGCGAAATGACCGCCGAATCTTATGACGACACTTACCTCGACGACGAGGATGCCGACTGGAACGCGACGGCCCAGGGGGCAAAATCTGCTGGCGATACCTCGTTCACCCTCGCCTGGAAGCCGGGTGAAGAAGGGCAAAAAGACCTGGTCGCATGGTTTATTGATGGCTCAGTACGCTATTACAAAATCAAATACCCGAACGGTACCGTCGACGTTTTCCGCGGTTGGTGCAGCAGCCTGGGTAAAGCCATTCCGGCAAAAGAGGTCATTACCCGTACAGCGAAAATCACCAATACCGGCAAGCCGGAACTGGCAGAAGAAAGCGGTACCCCGAATATCCCCGTGACCGGAGTTACGCTCGATAAAGCCACGGCAAGCGTGGCCGTCGGCGCAACCACAACGCTCAATGTGACGGTTAACCCTGCCAGCGCCTCAGATACCTCGTTCCGCGTGGCAACCTCCGACGGGGCAAAAGCAACGGTCACCGTTAGCGGCAACGCGATCACCGTCACCGGCGTGGCGGCAGGCACCGCTGACGTTATTGTTATGACCAGCGACGGTAATTTCGTTGCGGTCTGCAAAGTCACCGTAACTGCAGCGTAAGGAAGGACGCATGTTTCTGAAAAAAGATAAGTTCACCTGGCAAACAGAATCACTGACCATCTTCGAGCTGTCGGCGCTGCAGCGTATTGAGTACATCACGTTTATGGCCGCAGAGGAAAAGGCCGTCAGCGCTGACAGCGACGGCATCAGCGATCAGGAAATGACGGCCAGGCTGATTGGCTCCAATATTCGCTGCGGTGCGCGTTTGATCGCGATGTCTTTGTGGCATAACGATCCGGCTGGAACGGATGTGGAAACGCTTTATCAGCAGGTCCTTAGCGGATGGCCGCCGGAGGCGATCGGTAAAGCAGAAATGGAAATAAAGCTGCTCTCCGGCATGCTCGTTCCGGTTGAGGATGACAATGATGCCGATCCGGATGCCTCTGCGGAGGCCGAAAGCGCTGAGCCCGTTACGGCGGAAAAGCCCTTGCCAGCGAGCTGAAGTTTGTCCTGAATCTGGCGCGCGAGTTCGGGCGACCCGACTGGCGCGCCATGCTGGCTGGAATGACTTCCAGTGAGCTGGGCGACTGGCACCAGTTCTATCGGGAGCATTATTTTCAGGACGCGCAGCTCGATGCGCATTTCTCAGAGCTGCTTTATTCCATCTCCACTCTTTTCTTCCGTGACCCGGAACTTACCCCCGCACATTTCAGCCTGCTTTCTCCTTCCGGAGTCGCCATCAGCGATGATGAGCCGGATGATGATGCGCTGATGACCGCCGCTGAGGGGATAACAGGAGGTATCCGATATGGCCCAGCAGATTAGCGATCTGGTTATTAAGCTGGATGTTGACCGCGCAACCTTCAGCGAGCAGGTCGCCCGAATCAAAGGGCAACTGACAGGAATGGCGGATGAGTCTGATAAAGTTCAGGCGCGAATGCAGCGTGCTGCGGACCGTCAGAGCGCTGCACTAAAGAGTGTGGGCGACGCTGGCGCGGCGGCGGCCGCAGACATGAAAGCCCGTCAGTCGGCCGCAACGGAAGGGCTGACCAAAGACTGGCAGAGCGTTTCAAAGTCCGTTGATGAAACTCACCGCCGCGTTACCGAGCTAAATCAGCGCATGCGTGAGAATGACGGGCAGGCCGCAGCGCTTGCCCGTCGACAGGATGAACTGGCGGCATCCTTTTTCCGCCAGATTGACGGCGTTCGCCAGCTCAATGGTGAAACACAGTCGCTTGCGAACGTACAGGCGCGCTTTCGCGCAGCCAGGGCACAGGGCAACATCACCCAGCAGGATTATCTCGCCCTTATTTCCCGCACCACGGCCCGGCAAAAAGAACTGCAGATCGTGGATGAAAAATCGGCCGCAGCGCGCACGCGATTCCTCAGCCAGCTGAAGCAACAGGTTGCAGAGCAAAAGCTCTCCGATACCGAGCTGCTGCGCATGAAGGCGGCGCAGGTCGGTGCCAGCGATGCGGCTGAGGTCTATATCCGCAAGCTTGAAGCTGCCAAAGTGGCCACGCACGGTCTGGGGCTGCAAAGTGCTGCTGCCCGGCAGGAGCTGGGGGTACTTATCGGCGAGGTCATGCGCGGTAACTTCGGTGCGCTGCGCGGCTCCGGGATCACGCTGGCGAACCGGGCAGGATGGATAGACCAGCTACTGTCGCTGCGCGGCCTGGGGATCGCCGGCCTGGTTGGTGGGATTACCGCGGCGGTATTCGGGCTGGGTAAGGCCTGGTATGACGGCAGCAAAGAGTCTGAGGAATTTAACAGGCAGCTGATCCTGACCGGGAACTACGCGGGGAAAACGTCAGGGCAGCTTCAGGCGCTGGCGCGCTCGCTGGCCGGTAATGGCATCACGCAGCATGCCGCTGCAGGCGTGCTATCGCAGGTCGTTGGAAGCGGCGCATTCAGCGGGAATGACGTCAGCATGGTCAGCAATGTTGCCGCCAGGCTGCAGCAGGCTACCGGGCAGGCCGTTGACGAAACCATAAATCAGTTTAAACGACTGAAGGATGATCCGGTTAACGCGGTCGCTACGCTCAACGATTCCCTTCACTTTCTGACGGCCACCCAGTATGAACAGATAGCTTCTGCTCAGGCGCTGGGGGATTCGCAGAAAGCTGCCGAGCTGGCCATGCGGGCATATTCCGACGCGGTCATTCAGCGCGCCGGGGCGGTCGAGGATAATCTTGGCTCCCTCGAAAAAGCCTGGAACTGGGTGAAGAATGCCGCATCCGTCGCATGGGATGCGATGCTTGGCATAGGGCGCAATCCTGACACCGCGATGAAGCGCCAGGATTCTTTTGCTGAATGGCAGGCAGCAGAGAAAGAGTACCGTGCGCTGTCCAGCAATCTTAAGGTCGACCCGGATTATGCCGGTAACAACGTTCTGCAGAAAGCTGATGCGGAAAGGCTCAGAAACGCGCGCCAGCAGGTGGAGCTGAAAAAGCAGGCTTACGATCTTGCCGATCAGCAATACGCCCAGGAAGGGCTGGCAGCCGCGCGGGAAAAAATGCGGACGGACCAGCAGGCTCAGGCAATCCGCAACCAGCAGCAGTTTAACCAGCTGGTGGAGTCCGGCGCGACGGCGGCAGAAAAGCGGGCTTCAGCAGAGAAAAAGCTCATTCAGCTTATTGAGAAAAACCGCCAGGATGCGAAAGACGGTGTCGCCACGCTGTGGACTGAAAAAGACATTGCCGCGGCCCACGCCGGGATTGAAAAGCAGTTTAAGGACGTCAAAACGCCGAAAGGCAAAAGCTACTCAACGCCCGCCGGAGACAAGGCCGAGGAAAAGGCCCAGGCCGAACTCCTCACCCTTCAGGCCCAGCTTAAAACGCTCGAGCAGCATACCAGCGTAAACGACGTCATAAGCAAACAGCGTCAGGACCTCTGGCAAACTGAAAATCAGTTCACCGTTCTGCAGGAGGCTGCTGGCCGTCGTCAGCTTACGGCGCAGGAAAAATCCCTGCTGGCGCACAAGGAAGAAACGCTCGAGTACAAGCGGCAGCTGGCCGACCTGGGCGATAAGGTTGCCAGCCAGCAAAAGCTCAACCAACTGGCCGATCAGGCCGTGAAGTTTGAGCAGCAGCAAAAAGCCGCCAGGGCGGGCCTGCAGGCTCAGTCTGAGGGAGTATCCACTCGCGAGGCCGGACGACAATCCACCCTGCAGCGTCTCAGTGAGAGCTATTCCTACAATCCTCAGGCGCAGCAAAAGGTTCTCGAAGAGCAAAGGGCAACGTTTGAGGCTGAAGATGCCCTGCGCGCAAACTGGCTTGCCGGTGCTAAGCAGGGCTGGGCTGAATATCAGGATTCAGCTACAAACGTTTTCAGCTCCGTTCAGCAGATTTCACAGGCCACATTCACCGGGCTGGCGGGCCAGCTCACCAGCCTTGTGACAACCGGCAAAGCCAGCTTCAGGGACTTCACCACCTCGATCCTCAAAATGATAGTAAACGTTATTAACCAGCTTCTGGTGGCTTACGCAATCCAGAGTGCAATGGGCTGGATAAGTAGCGGAACTAATACGGCCTCTGCAGGCCAGTCATTCGCGGTACCGTCTTTCCGGCCCACGGGCTATGACGTGGGTGGTTACACAGGGCATGGCGGTAAGTATGAGCCTGCAGGTGTTGTCCACCGGGGAGAGTTCGTCTTCACCAAAGAGTCGACCAGCCGTATTGGTGTGGCAAACCTTTATCGCCTGATGCGCGGTTATGCAACGGGCGGACTGGTTGGTGGTGGTAATGCCGCTGCTGCTGGTATGGGTGGCGTTAGTGTTTATGCCCCTGTTTCAGTTACAACCGGGCAAGCCGGCGATCAGATGCAGCAACAAAATAGTGGTGCACTCGCTCAGGCCTACCAGAAAGTGGTCGATCGCTCTGTGCGGGAGGGGATAGCCCGTGAAATACGGCCTGGTGGGATTATCTGGAATGCTAATAAACAGAGGTAACTGATGGCCATAGAGCATTTTGCATGGAAGATTCAGGCAGCAAGCCAGCCCACTCTGAGCAGCAAAGATACAGTCAGAACGGCGCAGTTTGGTGATGGATACAAGCAGGTAAGTGGTTCTGGCCTGAACGATGAGGTTCTTAATTATGCCTTTTCTTTTACTGGCGATCCGGTAATTGCCAGGGAGATTCATTCATTTCTGCGGAGGCATAAAACAAAGTCTTTCACATTCACTCCACCTGGTGGTGATTTAGCCCTCTGGCGTGTTGAGGCAGATAGCCTTCAGCGAGTCACCCTGAATAAAAAAGTGGAAACCGTAACCGCAACGTTTGAACAGGCATTTGCACCATGAGCCTTAATGCTGATTATCAAAAACTCGAGCCGGGCAATGAAGTCCGGCTTTTTTCTGTCGATGGTACGGCCTTCGGTATGTCAGATGTGCTTTTCTTCCATGCACATAATATCGCTCATACACCAGAAGAGATTGAAGCTGCTGGTGGGGATGAAAGTAAACTGCCTGCGAAATCCATCTGGTGGCAGGGGCAGGAATATAAAGCGTGGCCCTGCCAGATTGAGGGGATTGAGGTTTCCACCAGTGGGAGCAGCGCGCAGCCTAAATTATCGGTGGCTAACCTCGACAGCTCTATAACTGCGCTCTGTCTTGCCTATGATGATCTGTTGCAGGCGAAGGTCACGATCCATGATACGTTGGCTAGCTACCTTGATGCCCTAAATTTTCCAGGCGGGAACCCCACGGCAGACCCTACTCAGGAAAAGGTGAAAGTATTTTACATTGATGCAAAGAGCAGTGAAACCAACGAAGTTGTTGAGTTCACGCTATCCAGCCCGATGGACCTGCAGGGGCAAATGATCCCTACGCGGCAGCTTCATTCTCTGTGCACCTGGTGCATCAGGAACAAGTATCGCACCGGCGACGGCTGCGACTATGCCGGAACCCGATATTTCGACAAAAACAACAATCCGGTAAGCGATCCGTCGCTGGATGAATGCAACGGCACGCTAACGGCTTGCAAACTCCGATTCGGTGAAAATAACGAACTCTCGTTTGGTGGCTTCCCGGGCACGTCTTTGATCAGGAGTTGATATGCGTCAGAAAACCATCGATGCGATAATGGCGCATGCTGCAGCTGAATATCCTCGCGAGTGTTGCGGCGTGGTGGCGCAGAAAAGCCGCGTTGAGCGGTATTTCCCGTGCCGTAATCTTGCAGCGGCGCCAGAGGACAATTTTGTCCTTTGTCCGGAAGATTACGCATCAGCTGAAGACTGGGGAACTGTGATCGCCATCGTTCACAGTCATCCTGATGCCACGACGCAACCAAGCGAACTGGATAAAGCGCAATGCGATGCAACGCTTCTACCCTGGCACATCGTGAGCTGGCCTGAGGGGGATTTACGCACCATTCAGCCGCGCGGAGAACTTCCGCTGCTGGAGCGTCCATTCGTGCTTGGTCACTTCGACTGCTGGGGGCTGGTAATGAGCTATTTCCGGCAAACACATGGTATTGAGTTGCACGACTACCGGGTTGATTATCCCTGGTGGGAAAACGACTATCCGGACAACTTCTATCAGGATTGCTGGTATGAGTGCGGATTCCGTGAATTCGACGGGCCACCGAAACCCGGCGATATGGTGATCATGCAGGTCCAGGCTGATAAGTGGAACCACGCTGGAATACTACTGGATGGAAACATGCTGCTGCACCACTTATACGGACATCTGAGCCAGCGGGTGCCGTATGGAGGTTACTGGCAGGAAAGAACAGTTAAGTTATTGCGTTATAAAGATTTATTTATGTATTAAATTATGTCATCAAAAATTATTCTTATATTGCAGCCAGATTGAATGGTGTTAAGATATTTCTGATTGTAATCAAGGGAAATAAATGATGAAGAAAATAGTCCTGATAGTTTTAACTACCATGATTTTATCTGGTTGCGCGGTTCGAAAGGAAATGGTCCCTATGGGGGGAAGCAAGGCCGATGGTACTGTGAGAATGGGTTATACAGTCGGTCAATTTGAAAAGCCTGTTGTTGACCTTAATCAAGCCGCATCTTTAGCCGCCCAAAAATGTAAAACTTGGGGATATGAAGGTGCAGAACCTTTTGGCGGACAAACTAGCCAGTGTGGACAGATGGATGGTTTTGGGAGTTGTATTATGTCCAACGTATCTGTCGAATATCAGTGTACCGGCGGTAAAGCTGCACAAAATTGATATTTAAACCGCTTCGGCGGTTTTTTTATGTGTGGAAATTGTATGAAAGAGGTTATGAGTCGAATTGAACTTGGCGGAGTTCTTGGTAAAACGTTTGGAAAAGTTCACCATCGCCTGATTTCCCGTGTGAGCGAGGCTGGTGTCGCACTCGCGAAGACCATTCCTGGATTTGAGCAGTTTATGATTTCCAGCCAGCGTCGTGGGCTTACATACTCTGTATTTAAGGGTAAAAAAAACATTGGCGAGGATGATCTTGGCTTTCCGGTTACCGGTGACGTTATCCGCATCGTTCCGGTAATCATTGGCAGTAAAAAAGCGGGGGTATTACAAACAATCCTCGGCGCAGTACTGGTCGTTGTCGGGGTAGCTGTTGGCTATTTTTCAGCAGGTACGTTATCTGCTGCCGGGTATGGTGTCGCACAATTTGGTGCGGCGATGATGGTCGGCGGGGTTGTGCAAATGCTTTCTCCTCAGCCAACCGGACTGGCCAGCAAACAGAGTGCAGATAACCGCGCCTCATACGCTTTCGGTGGCGTGACAAACACCGCTGCACAGGGCTACCCGGTACCGCTGCTTTATGGTCGCCGGCGAATCGGCGGAGCGATTATCTCAGCCGGTATTTATGTCGAAGATCAGCAGTAGATAACAAACCTTTTTTCAGGCCACCTTCGGGTGGCTTTTTTTATGGGCGCAATATGGCTACAGAAAAAGTGTTAAAGGGCCGCAAGGGCGGCAGCTCAAGTTCCCGAACCCCTACCGAACAGCCTGATGATCTGCAATCTGTAGCGAAGGCAAAAATCCTCGTTGCGCTTGGGGAAGGGGAGTTTTCAGGGCAGCTAACCGGCAAAAATATCTACCTGGACGGCACGGCGCTGCAGAACTCCGACGGCTCCCAAAACTTCAGCGGCGTGACGTGGGAGTTTCGCGCAGGAACGCAGGCGCAAAATTACATCCAGGGCATTCCAGGTACCGAAAACGAATCAGTGTTGGTACCGAAGTATCCAGCACTACAGCCTGGACGCGCACATTCACCAATACGCAGCTTTCAGCGGTTCGCTTGCGTCTGAAATGGCCGTCACTCTTTAAACAGGAAAACGACGGAGATCTGGTCGGCTACTCAATCAACTATGCTATCGACCTGCAGACTGACGGCGGTATCTGGCAGTCGGTACTCAATACCAGCGTGACCGGGAAAACGACATCAGGTTACGAGCGCAGCCACCGAATTGATTTACCGCAGGCGGGCAGCACCTGGACTATCAGACTGCGTAAGATTACAGCCGATGCCAATAGTGCGAAGATCGGCGACACGATGACGCTGCAGAGCTTCACTGAGGTGATCGACGCCAAACTGCGCTACCCGAACACAGCATTGCTGTATATTGAGTTTGATTCAAGCCAGTTCAACGGCTCTATCCCGCAGATTTCATGCGAGCCACGCGGGCGCGTTATTCGCGTTCCTGATAACTACGATCCTGAAACCAGAACCTACTTAGGCACATGGACTGGGGCGTTTAAATGGGCATGGACCGATAACCCGGCGTGGATTTTTTACGACCTGGTGGTTTCTGACCGCTTCGGACTTGGTCACCGGCTCAGCGCGGCAAATATCGATAAATGGACGCTGTATCAGGTGGCTCAGTATTGTGATCAGAGAGTTCCTGACGGAAAGGGTGGCAGCGGTACCGAACCACGGTATACGTGCAACGTGTACATTCAGGACCGGAACGACGCCTACACAGTCCTGCGTGATTTTGCTGCTATCTTCCGGGGCATGACCTACTGGGGCGGCAATCAAGTTGTTGCTCTGGCTGACATGCCACGTGATGTTGATTACAGCTATACGCGCGCAAACGTTATTGATGGTCGCTTCACCTATTCGAGCAGCACCACGAAAAGCCGATACACTACTGCGCTGGTATCATGGTCCGATCCAGATAATGCCTACGCCGACGCTATGGAGCCGGTATTTGAGCAGGCGCTGGTCGCGAGGTACGGTTTTAACCAACTGGAAATGACCGCCATCGGCTGCACCAGGCAGTCAGAGGCAAACCGAAAGGGGCGCTGGGGTATTCTCACCAACAATAAGGATCGCGTTGTTTCGTTTGATGTCGGCCTGGACGGAAACATACCTCAGCCAGGCTACATCATCGCCGTGGCTGACGAACTGCTGTCAGGAAAGGTAATGGGGGGCCGCATTAGCGAAGTTAACGGTCGCGTTATCAGGCTTGATCGTGTTCCTGATGCGACTGCAGGTGATCGTCTTATTCTGAACCTTCCATCAGGAGCTTCGCAGAGCCGCACCATTCAGGCGGTAAACGGTGAATCGTTAACTGTCACAACCACGTACAGTGAGACGCCACAGCCTGAAGCAGTTTGGCTGGTGGAATCAAACGAGCTCTACGCGCAACAGTACCGCGTTGTCAGTGTGACCGATAACAATAATGGTACCTTCTCAATCACTGCGGCATTTCATGACCCTGACAAATACGCCAGAATTGATACCGGCGCGATTATCGATCAGCGACCGATTAGTGTTATTCCACCGGGAAACCAGTCCGCACCAGCCAACATCGTGATCAGCTCGTTTTCTGTGGTTCAGCAGAATATCAGCGTCGAAACCATGCGCGTAAGCTGGGACCAGGCAAAAAATGCCATCGCCTATGAGGCACAATGGCGCCGTAACGACGGGAACTGGGTGAACATGCCGCGCAGCTCGACTACGTCATTCGATGTTCCGGGCATTTATGCAGGGCGTTACCTGGTGCGCGTGCGCGCCATCAATGCTGCCGAAATATCATCAGGATGGGGGTATTCAGAAGAGAAGGCGCTAACAGGCAAAGTAGGCAACCCTCCGAAGCCTGTGGGATTCATGGCCACTGGCATTAACTGGGGTATTCGTCTGAACTGGGGATTCCCGGCAAACACCGGCGATACGCTAAAAACAGAAATCCAGTACACACCCAACAGTGACTTTTCAGATCCGCTACTTCTGTCAGACGTACCTTACCCATCTGCTGAATATACTCAACTTGGACTGAGGGCGGGGCAGGAATTCTGGTACCGCGCACAGCTGGTGGACAAAACAGGAAATGAATCAGGCTATACCGACTGGATTCGCGGCATGTCTAACGATAACGCCGATGACTATCTGGGTGATATCGCCGATGACTTCCTGAGTTCTGCCGATGGCGATCGGCTTACAAGCGACATCGATACAGATTTGGAGGCTGCACTTCAAAACGCTCTGGCGAACCACGCTACGGTTGATCACCAGTGGGCGCAGTATGGTGAGGTCCGTGCTGAAATCCTCATTGTCAGAACGACAATAGCCGAAGTTGATAAAGCTATGGCTGAACTCTCCACGACTGTACAGGCGCAAATTGAGGACGTCACGGCAACGCTTGAAGATAAGCTGACTGCAGTTGTTGATGCGGACGGCGCCACGGCGATTTATACCCTGAAGGCAGGGGTTCGCATCAACGATGTGATGTATAACGCCGGGATGTCGATTGCCGTGCTGGCTGAAGCTGGTAAACCGGTTGTGACACGGGTCGGTTTCAACGCTAACCAGTTCGTGCTGATGAGTGGCAGTGGAGATACGCAATATTCTCCTTTTGCTGTGGTGAATGGTCAGGTGTTTATCAGCTCGGCATTCATTCAGGATGGGACAATAACAAATGCAAAAATAGGTGCTTTTATCCAGTCTAATAACTATGTCGCGGGTACTCAGGGATGGCGTCTGGATAAAAACGGTAATTTTGAAATTAACGGTGTTGCTGGCGGAGGGAGGATGATTATAAATAATCAGCTTATCCGTATTTACGACAGTAACAATGTCCTCCGTGTCCGTATGGGGTTATGGTGATGCCGCAGGGACTTCAATGTTGGGATTCAGCAGGTCGCATAGTTGTCGACCTGTCTGATTTCTCCATTCGTTATATTGGTAGTGCGAGCGTAACTTTTGCCACCGGCGAAAGTTCGAAAAATATCCCTTTCTCCGGAGTCTCTCAGGATGGTTCATTCATTACCATTGTCACTCAGGGGCTGGACGTGAATGAGTTTTTTTGTCGCGCTTTTAACGGCGGCTTTACTGCCATGTATCTTCCGGTTAATGGGGTACCATTTCCAAGAACACTTAATGTGGAGATTTATAATTTCCAATGAGCGGATTCGAGGTTTACAACGAGAGCGGGAAAATTACAGTTGACTCAGATAACAGGGGAACACTTTTCTATGATCAGAGAACCCTCGGCACAGTAAAAAGCAAAGGTGCTTACAGAATAGATAGCCCTTTCGGAGATGGCAGTACGCTGGGCTATACACCGCAAGAGTTCTGGAATGACGGTAATTTAAGATGGTTACAACTCTCACCAAATAAGTATGGTATGCCAGGCGCCGAAATTCTTGAGGACTATGCTGGGATGATGATCCGCACCACCAGGAATGCTGCTCTGGAGAGTGGTTATCTTGATGTTTTCAACGGTGCGGGTGAACTCATCTGGAGTGCCGTGTCAGCGTCTAAGATGCCAAGGATAATGGGTTTTTTTGATGTACCACCTGGTTATGATCTTCAGAACAACACCTTTATCGTAACCCCAGGCTTTAACCCGTGGATTCTGGTCAATAACTGCCCTGGAAATTTAAGTGATGATGGCACTGTTGTCGGTTATTCAGGTATCACTCTGAAGTGGACCGGCTCGCAATTGCAGGGACGGTACATTTCAAAAAATCAAAAAAGCTGGGGGCAAACGTTACAAAATCATGGGATCAGAATCCCTCTTGCTCAGTTCGTTGGGATCTGACTTTGGCGGAACACGCGGATACTGAGTTGCTATCATATTTTGCTTAACGCCTTTATCCGCATTGAAATGATAAATTACATTCATGCTGTCTGTTTTCTTATAACAGATATTACTGAGACGTTTATAAATATGGCGACTGAAAAGCCCATCGCTTGTATCAGAAATAACATCCATTTGTCTGGTTGCGCAGTTAATCTGCACATTAACATCGCCACCCAGTGATAAACGGGCAGCATCGACCGGATAATCCATTTGGAAATTATATTCTTTACTGTGCTTAACACATCCAGATAGTACAAGCGGAAGCATTGCAATTAAAAAAGTTCTTAGTTTCATTTTTTACTCTTTTATGTGTTTTGCAGCATTGTAACTATTCCATGCTGCATGAACATAGATACACGCCGCATTTCTGTTTATTTTCATGTTCTTTCAGGAGGTTTTGCAATGTCAGCTGGTACATTAACACTGACGAATGGCTCTGATATCGTCGCCGGTTCTGGAACCGCATTCAATACTGAACTTGTTGCAGGTGATTTTGTAGTCGCAATAGTTGGCGGTATCACTTATACGCTCCCGGTAAAATCAGTTGAAAGCCCGGCATCATTAACGCTCATTCGCGCCTTTCCCGGTCCGACGCAGTCAGGTGCTGCATGGAATGCCATTCCCCGCGCCACGCAAAACCAGTTAACGGCAGAGCTGGTAGCACAGACAACGGAAGCTTTGCGTGGTCTGAACTATGACAAGCAGAATTGGCAGGCTATCTTCAGTGACGATGGTAACATCACTGTCAGGCTCCCTGACGGTTCAACGTTCTCCGGTCCGTCATGGCTGAAGATTGTCGAGTTACTTAACAGCATCGATGTGGATGCTCTTCAAATCCTGGCTGCTCAGATTCATGTGGACGCGCAACAGGTAGCTTTGGATAAGACAGAGGTTGCGCAGAATAAAACCGCCTCCGAAAGCGCAGCAACTACAGCAACGCAGAAAGCTGATGCCGCGGCTCAGTCGGAGGCGAGCGCAGCACAGTCAAAGACTGATGCGGCCCAATCCGCTCAGGAAGCAGAAACAGATCGTATTGCTATCGGTGATGTTGAAGCCGCGCTTGCTGCCATAAATGGCGTGGCCACTATCCCGCTCGGTCTGCCAATGTATTCGCCCACGCGCGCAACAATCCCCACTGGCGGCGTTGCGTATGACGGGCAGATATTGCCTTATGCGACCTACACCAGCGTTAAGTCTGCAATGACCTCAGGATCACTACCTGTGGTCACTAATGCTCAATGGCTGGCAGACCCTAAGCTGCGTCAGGCATTTGCAGAGGTTGATGCGGACCACTTCCGCTGCCCTGATTACAATGGTGTGCAGGCGGGCTCGATTGCGCAGGTGGCATTAACCGGTGGTACAACAGTTCAGGCAGGCATTTTCCATGGGGAAGCGCCAAACGCTAAAGGCACGATCGGCGCGTCCGGAACGGGTGTTTTTGCTAATACAGCATCAACCGGCGGTGTATTCGCGCCCACGAATACCTATCCAAACAGCGCTCAGGCTGGAAGCGCTTCAACCACGACCGCGTCACAGGTGAGTATTGACCTTTCCAGGGCAAGTGATGTCTATAAAGACACCGCCAGCGATATTCTGGCAGCGCGGGCCGTTGGTGTTATCTGGGGGCAACTCTTTGGACGTATCAATAACCCCGGCAGCATGGATGCCGCGACACTGGCGGCAAGAATTGAGCAGGTAAACAGCCGTTTAACCGATTCGATCAACAAGCGCTTTATCCGTGGGTTAGATCTGACCGTGTCGACAACGACAGTAACGGTTTCTGCTGGCGCAGCTGTGATCCCCTCTACGGGCGCTCCCCTGGAGGTATCGGTGCCAGTTACGGCAAATATCGGGACTACCACAGCGTCAACCTGGTATCACGTTTACCTGTATTCAAACAATGGAACACCTGCGATTGAAATCTCCACCACTGTGCCAACACCATATGCTTATCCGGCGCATACAAAGACAGGTGATACGTCACGCCGTTATCTCGGCAGTTTCCGTGTTGATGCATCGAACGGCGTGCGCGGGGTTAACACGGTTGATGGAAGGGCATTTCTGCAGGGGTCATGGTACACCGTTAACCGCGTATTAGCCGGAGGGACAGCGACACCGCGAACGGCTGTAGACGTCAGCTCACTTAACCCATCCACAGCGCTTACCTGCTTACTTTCTGCCAACAACGGCGCTACCGCAGGTGTGGCTGCCATCGGCAGTACTAATGAAGCGTCAGGCGATATGATCAACATCCCGATTAACGGGAAGTTTACAGCGGAGATCCCGTTCCGCTCGTACCCTAACATTTTTTATCAATACCTGTCCGCCGTGTCTGGTGGTGGACTATTTCTCGATATTGGAGGCTATACCTATGCCAGATAAAGAATACTGGGCTGTTACAGAAACAAGTTACCGAGCGGTGAGTGGGCCTGAAAGTCTGGTAGACGGTGAAACTCTTGTAGAAGGGGCACGCCCGGTTATCCCATATCTGGATAACCTCTCCGTGCAACAAGAACAGAGAACAAAAGCTGATGCCATTATCGAATCTCTGCAGGAAGCGGTAGATGTTGATCTGGCCAGTGATGATGAAAAAGCCAGGTTGCTGGCCTGGAAGCGTTATCGTGTGCTGCTTAGCCGTGTCGATCTGCGCGCTGAAAAACCAGGCTGGCCGACACTTCCAGACTAAGGAAATAAACAGCCGCAGCCCATCAAGTTCAGGATCGGGCTACGGCTAGTTTTTCAGTATTCATACCCGTGTAATCATCACGAATATCACCAGATAGGTACTTAAAGTCCAACCTGGCGAACGGTCGGGAACTCAGAAACCAACCACATATCGGACTCTTCAAACATTTCCTCGAGCATGCGGTTCAGTTTTTCCCGATCGCTTTTGCTTGCATCGCTATTCAAGCCGTTTGCCTGTATCGGCTTTACCTTCACTTCGGCATCAGGGAAAATCTGGTGCACCCGCTTCGTCAGCTCGGCCAGAATGATCTCTCTGGCCCCTTCGAGCCCCTCAACATTACGCTTGTCATAAACCAGTTCAACAAACATACCGATCCTCTTATAAGTGAAAACTGCCTGTGCTTGATCTGTTTTCGTAAAAATACTGCTGTATATGCATACAGTCAATGAGCGAGTTAGGGTGCATTTATGCCTCGTCAACCGGATATTCGTGCTGCTTTATTGCGGCCATACAGCAAAACCCGAAGGGCTATCTCTGTCTGCATACAGACAAGTTCATCGCTGAACTGCAGGAGGGGCACTGGCATTTCAGCCAGGCGGATGCAAATACATGGATCGAGCGATACCAGCCGGACTTCGCCGATAAGACGACAAACGGAAGCGAGAACCAGTACTGGATCCTGCGTAACATGGGGAGGGTTTTCTAATGGGATTTCCATCGCCAGCTATGGATTACCAGGAGTAGCGCATGACGATAGATGTTATCTGTGGTGTAGACAACAACTGCCGGGTTATTGAAACTTCATGCGGCTGGGCCGTTATTAAAGTCAGTCTGAATCCAGAAAGAGGGGATACGTTGCTGGTTAGCATGGATGGGAGAAACCAGTTTGTGAAGCTACTGGGTCAGGCACTTATAACAGAAGAGGGTGAGGCGATCGAAGGAGAAGCCTTGAATGATGTTACGGTGCTCGGCGTTCTTACACATACGATTAACTAGGTTAAAGACGATAAATCGCCTGTAATGTAGCGTGTAAATGTCGGTGGTTATTCCCCCATTTCCCCTATTTTTTTCATTAAGTTACATGCTGGCTGTTGTGAATGTTGCTGAGAGATCCTCTTACTAAAATGGTTATCAAAACCATAAAATAATTAAGTACAATCATCAGGTTAGCATGTGCCTAAAAATGTGTGACGAGAGCAATATTTCAGATATTTTTACTTAAAAATCAATGCATCATGAATGATTTCATGAAATACTGCTGCGTCATATGGAATGGTTCGAAGCCGCAGACCTGATCGTTAAAGGTATGGAAGGTGCGATCAACGCGAAAACCGTCACCTATGACTTTGAACGTCTGATGGAAGGCGCTAAGCTGCTGAAATGCTCAGAGTTTGGCGACGCGATTATCGCGAACATGTAA